AAAAAAACCTAGCACTTGGCTAGGCTGAGAGGGTCAACGTTCAACAAACAGCGTTCCCATCTCGACTCGATCCTGGGCGTTCCAGGCTTCGTAACCGAAAAAGACGCCGAAGCCGACGGCGGTCAGGGCGAGAACGAGGATGAAGAAGATGGTCATGATAGTTCCTTTCTGTCACTATAGCACTAGCAAAAAAAACCCTACCGCTTGGGTAGGGTGAGAGAGGTGTCTAATGCGGGTTCATGAGGCGGATCTGCTGCCGGCATTCAGCCATGTCCTCTTCATACACGGCCAAGAGCGTCTCGGGCATCTCGTCTGCGCCCGACTCGAGGTATTCTCGAGCTTTTCGGGCCAGGCGACGAGCCTTGTTAGCCATGGTCCAGTGCGTGAGAGCCATGCCGCTGCGGCAAAGTGCCAAGTCAAACTCAGTCATTATGGTTCCTTTCTGTCACTATACACTCTGTTATTCAGTTGTGCTTGTTGCAGATAGGGAGGTCGGCCACCTCATCTGCTATCTTCTTCGCCAGACCATTACCACCCAGCGCCAAATATGGCGTGTACAGATACTCCATGAAGCCCCTGTATTCGTCCTTGGTGAGCCACCCGCGTTCGATGTAGCCCATACCAACATGCGATATGCGGTCATACGCCAAACCTAGAAGTAGGTTGGTGCGAGCATCCTTCTCGGTGTCTTTCTTCGTCACGTACCCCCAGAAACCCGCCGAAGCAGCCAGAGCACAGACGAGAGCAGTCACCACCTGAGTAATGCCTGCGAGGACCGGCCCAAAAGCGCCCTCCATATCATGCCCTCCCGATCAGGAAGTACGGCCGAACGTAAACGGTCGTATTATTGACGTACCACGCGTCGGGCATGCCGGACCTGGTGACGCCGCAGGCAACAGTGTTGGATTTGAGATTCCTCGTCCAGAACGGCTGATCACAGGCGCGCTTCCAAGGCGCAAGGCGGAACAGATCAAACTGCACCTCATTGAAGCCGGCCTCGTGAGGGCTCAGCTGGCCGTTCCAGGACCGCCCGAAGATCTGTGTTTCGGTGGGAAGGCCGAAGTACTGCGTAACGAACTCACTCGACGTGACGTTTGCCCCCGTGAGGCCGGAAGACCAGCGCTCAGATATGCCGGGGACGTACGGGTCGAACCCGCTGGCGGACCATGCAGGCATGGCGTTTGTCCAGTCAGTCTTCGTCCAGAGGCCCAGGCGCGAGTTTTTGTAGCCGCCCGGAACGTTTTCGTTGAGACTGTACTGCGACCGGAATACGACTTTCTCCGGCATGACGACCACGTGGTGAAAGTCCGCCAGGCAGCAGTCCGTCCCAACAACCACATAGTTGAAATCACCGAGCTGCCAATAACTACCCACTCCGACGGTCGCGAACGTCCCGCTGTGAATATCGTTGTACTGCTCAGTGGTGATGCGTGCGCCAAGGCTGTTGTTACGAAGCCCGCCTTTCGCCTGCGTCTTCTCGAGGACCGCCACCCTCGGGATCAGCGCAGCGGCTTTGGACGCGTTGGCCTCGGCGGTCGTCAACCGCGCTTCGTACTTCTGCGACTGCTCAAGCGCGGTCTTTGCCTTATCGGCCACACCCTCAGCGGTCTGGCGAGCAGACGCAGCGTCCGCGACCGCCTGCTGGCTGTTCGTCAGAGCGGTCCGGGACTGGTTCTCCGCATTGGTGGCCTTGGCCAGGGCTGCGGAGATGGAGCCAGCGTTCGGGGCTTTGCCCAGTGCGGCTTCAGCCTCGGAAAGCCAGGTGGTGAACTTGGCTTTCGCCTCGCCAACAGCCTTGAGGTCCTCGTCCACTTTCTTGATCGTGTCTTCGGTCTTCTTCTGCAAAGCCGAGATCATGGTGTTGAGCTGACCGATTACAGCGTCGACCGAGATGCTCTGAAGCGGCGCGGTGATGAACGGCGAATCGGTGGTACCGACAGCCTGCTCGATGTGCGCGGGTTCGACCGTAGTCGCATTGGGCGGGCGACGAATATACGCGATGGGCATATCTTTCATCATCGCGTGGTTCGTCATCGCCGGCTTTTGAGGGCTGGCGGAGGCGACGCCCTGTACGTATTCCACGCCGTTCGCCCTCGAGCTCTTGTCGAAGCGCAGAACGACAGCGTCGATACGCGAGAGAGTCGCCGATGTGTTGGACGCCGAGTTCATGTCGTGGTCCCCCGAGTTGTCTACCCAGGTTCCTCGGCACCAGGCGCGCCCCGAACGGACACGGATCTTGGCGCCACCGACTGCGTCAACGCGGAAGGCCTCGCCTACGGCGTGGAATATACCATCGGTGATGATACCGTTGAACAGAGCGCCGAACTGCTCCGCTGAATATGTCCGATCTCCCGATACGGCGTTGAAGAAGCCACTTGTAACGGCCATCATTCTCCTTAAGTTCTAGGCATGGGCTCTAGCCGGGGGTAACCGCGATAGCCCTCGCCGGCGGTCCATGAATGTGTGTACTCCAGCACGCGGCAGCGCTGGAACTTGTCTTTCGTGCCGAGCATCACCCAGTCACCAAGGTAGTAATGCCCGGTTTCGCCGTAGATCCACGGAGACTGGTTCGGCGCTTCACCTTCGATCTGGTCGTAGAGCTTATGGGCGTAAATATAACTCAGCCCGTAGGGCGTGAGCACTTTCTGCTGCGCGTAGGTGGCCATGCCCGCTTTGGTCCAGGTGATATTGGGCTGGGTTATACCCTCGCGTCGACCAATCCCTGAAGGTGCACCATTGTCCACCTCAAACCACACTGTGGCATTTGCGTCATCATGCGCTCCGCGTAGGAACACGTACGCGATGTTTTTGTGCGAAAGCAGATCCTTCTCGTAGACCATGTTGATCAGCGACTTAGTGGTATCTGTGAATACCACAGGGTTGGCCGTACCCGAAGCGCCTGTCAGGTCGCGCGTGCGATAGAAGTTGATGGCGATTTGCTCATCCTGGTGTAGACGTGTCCGCAGCCCGTTCTTGTGGAGTGACGCCATGTAGACGGCGAAGTCGTGCAACGTCTTCCCGTCCGGATCGTAGTCCACATAAGCGCTCATGTGGTCGGGAGAATCGAGTAGGAGCTGCGGTATCTGCCTCGCGGCTTGAGCGTCTTTTCCGAGCGTCCAGTCCCACGCGTACTGGAACAACTCGTGTGCGGGAACCCCATACGGAAAAACTAGACCCCGAAGGACTCGGTTGCCCAATATAACCTCCGCCGTACGGCCTGTGAGAACAATGTAAGGGTCCTGCCGGGTACCCTCGTACCGCACCTTCTCCACGTACATGGTCTCATCGGACACGGGAACACGCAGGAACTTCCCCAGGTAGTCGGTCGCCGACGATAGAGCCTCATATACTCCACCCCAAAGCTTCAACTCGAACTGGCCCGGGTCCTGATAGCGTTCAGTCCAGATGAACGACGACCATTGCGACTTGGTAATGGCGCCCACGGGTTTGAGCTTTTCGTCCAGCACACGAATGAAATCGATATCTCGTTGCATCAGACCCCCATAAATAGTGGAGAATACATAAGATCCACTTTACTGAACGCGGTATTGGCGTTGCCGTATGTCGTAGCTATTTCGATCGGGTTTATGCCTGGATAAAGCGTGGGCCACGCGGACCCAAACTCCACCATACCGGTTGCGAGGACGCGCTGCCCATTCTGGCGCCACACCACGGCGTATAGGTTGTCCTCACGAGCGTCAATCTCTAGAGTATCCCCCACGCCGGGCGTGTACCCCATAACGCGCTTGTAGATGTTGAAGTCCAGCTTCCAGGTTTCGCCCCGGGCGTGGTTTGTCACAGACAGGGTGCCTGGGTTATCCGCGAGAACGAATCTCATTAGCGCTCCTGTCGGAGCGTCGCCCGAGTAATCAACCGTCACTGTACCCGTCTTGACCAAGTTGCCGAACATTTTGTCAGGCGGGGTGGATATCGGGAATGTGAACGATGAAGTGGCTGCTCGGAACTCAACGCCAGCGGAGGCGTAACCCTCAATCTGCCGGAAATATGGCCGCGGACACACCATGCTGATCTGCACGGTTTGCTGCGGCGTAAATATACCGGGCGCGAGGGTCTCCACATACCCATTAATAGTGTACGTACGTTTCTCAGTCAGAACGTCCAGCCGGATACGCTGTTTCACCGGGAACGCGCGGTACAAAAGCCGGCGTTTCTCCTGTGGATTCGCCCCTGGGAGTATGAAATCGATTGTGATGTTGCGTTGCCCCACCTGTATACCCGTGGGAAAGGAACCGTCGACATTGTACACCGATTCCATATGGAGGGAGGCCGCGGCGGGCCCGAGACCATCGATCTGACTGATGACGATCCCGGACTCGTCCGCGCCTTCCAGATTGAACGTGTACGCGTCGGCGCCTGGGGGATACGAAACGATCCCTGTGATCATAGCCTTGCCTCTTCGAGCTGACGCAGCTGGTTGCGAGTTTGACGGTAGATCGTCATCGCGTCCAGCGTTTCTGGCGAATGGTTGTTCTGGGTGAACTCGACGTTGGTCGTGTTCGTGACGTTCTGCACAACTGGCTCACGATCGCGCAGGCGGTTTGCAGGATCGGCCTGGGCGGCACTTGCAGAGAGGCGCATGCCGGCTGGACCGAACAGATTGTTCAAGCTCTCGGCAGAAGCGCGCGCTTCGTCAAGGTTCACTACTGGCGTCACCGTCGGACGCAGTTCCAGGTCTATATCTTCGGGATTTAGGTCCTTGAATACGTCCTCGACAGCGTCGACGAGCGCTTGAGCGACTGCGTCGGTCTTCTGTACCGCGGCGTTGCTTCCGTCTTCGACACCAAGGCTCAAACCCTCCATCATGTAGCCGCCAATTTGACGGAACACGCGAGAAGGCGAACGGATGCCGAGCATACGCTTAACGCCGTCGACAATACCCTTGAAGAAGTTCGAGACCATGTCGGTGAACCACTTGACCGCTGCTTTGATCCCGTTCCAGATACCCTCAACAATGGCTTTACCAATATTGAGTAGGAATCCGCCGACATTTTGAACGGCGCCGGCAATAGCGTCCCATAGGGCTCGGATAACGGCACCGCCCAGACGAGACATTGCGGCAAGGAGGGCCTGATGGTTATTATCGATTGCGTCGGCCATACCGTTACACAAGTCGATCATGGCCTTCATGCCCGCGTCGACGATCTTAGGGATACCCTCCCCGATGCCCCTAACGAACTCCGCAATGATCTCAGCCGTTGTGACCGTGATCTCTCGGATGTTGTCGCGGATGCCGCGCAACAGTGCCATGATAAGCTTGATGCCGGCGTCGACAATCTTCGGCGCACAATCAGCGAGGACCTGACAGGCCGCAGTGACCAACGCGATCAGGAGCTCAGCCACTTTAGGCGTGGCGTCGATGAGCACCTGAAGAATCGAAACAACGATCGCCGAGAAACCCTCGGAGATCGGGCCCGTGTTCTCGGCCAGGACCTGGAGAAACGCTATGAACGCCTCTGCCAGCTTTTGCGCCATAAATGGCAGCGTCGAGATCAGCGATAGGACTGCCGATGTCAACACCTGAATGCCGGCACCGCCAGCTGCACCCAGCGTTGCCAGTCCTACGCCGAGCGCCAGCACTCCAAGGCCAAACACTGCTACGGCAGCAGCGAAGGTCAAAAGCGCCAGAGCGAGAGCCTGCATCGGAGCGATGGCTTTGCTGACTAGAAGCGAGGCGCCCGCCAAAGCTAGTAGCGCGACGACGATCGCGCCGACACCAACCGCGACAACACCTAGCCCCGCGGAACCGAGCAACAGAATGGACGGGACCAACATTCCGATAGCAGCGGCCATCAGGATAAGCGACGCAGCAGCCCGAGGACTAGCCTTGAACTTGCTGATCAGGATCATGGCTCCGGCCATAGCCGCAATGGAAACTACAAGAGCAGTGAGCCCCTGCGCAAGCTTCCAGACATCCATCTCGCCAAGCCGCTGCACCACACCAGCCACAAAAGACAGCGCCAAGCCGAGGGCGAGTAGTCCCGCGCCGCCCGGCAGTGCGTCCTCGTCCAGCCTCTTCAGAGCAAAGACGACCGTGAAGAGAACCATAGCCAGCGCTTTGAAGCCCTGCTCAAGGACTTCGATCTTCATGGTACCGAAGCGCTCAACGACACCAGCCAAACGCTCCATGGAGACAGCCATACCGATAAGGCCGACGCCACTGGAGCCGCTGAAGTTGCTGCCTTTGGTGAGCTTCATAAAGCCGCCCATGGCTGCAAGAATCGCCGAGATGGCCACGACGCCTTGAGCTGCTTGCTTGAGCGGGAGCTTACCGACCTTCTCTATCGCAAAGGCCAGGATCAACATCGCCCCGGCCATTGCCAGGAGCTGCCCCGAAGACTCCTTCTTGAACCCGTCGAAATTGGCGGAGTCCATGAACAGCACAAGGCCGCCGAGTACAATAGCAAACGCTGCTAGGCCTTTGGCGAGGTCCTGCCAGCGAAGAGTACCCATCATTTTGACGGCTTGCGCCACGACGAGAAGTGCAACGCCAAGTGCAATCAAACCAAGCGCGGTCTTACCCAGCTTTTCGTTCGCGGGCATCTTGTCTACGGCGAGTATGAGCCCGACCGTGGCCGAGCGTATGGCAAACAGGCCCTTGGCTAGATTCCAGGGGTCCATGTTGCCTAGTTTCTCGACCGACCGAGCCAGGAGACCGACCGCTACACCCAGAAGAACCAAGCCAGCTGCGAGTTTTACGAACTCAGTGCCGCCAAGACCCTCCATCTTGGACATGACCCAAAGCATACCCGCGATCTCGCCGAGCAAGACCGAGAGCGCCCCGAGGCCGATGGTGAGTTTAAGTGGGTCAACGCGTGACAAGCCCCAGACGGCCAGCGCAAGAACACCTACGGCAAGCGCGATAGAGAGAAGCGCCTTGGCCTTGACCGCCCCAGTGAGTGCTTTCAGATGGTCACGAACTGCGTCGATGACTTTGCCGAATTTCTCAACGGCATCGTTCATCGACTTCAGGTTCTTCTTGACCTTCTTGGCGATTCCGGCGAGTCGCTGAACAAGGACGAAGAGCCCCGCGCCAATACCAGCGCCAAGCGTGAGGTTGGTTCCGGCAAGCAGCTGGTTATACTGCTCACCGCCAGTGTCAACGCCTTGCTTGACCTGGGCGGTTTTGAACTTTTTGTACTCTCGCGTGGCGTCTTCCCACGCCTGCTTCACGCGGCGAGAGAACTCCTCCGCAGCGCGGGCGACGGACTCAAACCAGTTCTTGAGCGTTTCGAAGCCCGCCATACCAGTAGCAGTGGTTACAGCGCCTATCTTACCAAGCTCAGCGTTGGTTGCATCTGCTGCTTCTTTGGCCCGGGGGACCAAATATGCTTTAAGTTCCTCGAGTTTGGCCTGAGTCAGCTTGATGAACTCGCCGAGCCCCCGCCACGCGTCGGTTCCAAACTTCCCTATGGCCTGGCCCGCCTGGATGAAGTACGGCGTAGCGACTTCGACGAGCCAGTGAACCCAATCACCGAACTTCTGGACCTGCTTGAGGAAGAAATCCGACTCTTTGGCCGAGTTGTGGAGATTCGTGACCCAGTCCGCGAGCCCGGCGATGAACTCAAGGATTGTTCCATTACCCCGGGGGAGCAAAGCGAACAATTCATTGAAGAGCGCGCCAAAACCCTTGGCGACGGCCACGACCGCCTGGGTAACCAGACCAAAGACCGAGAACAAACCCTGGAATATACGCTTGAGCTTCTCGGCATTGGGTTCGGATAGAATAAGCCCTTGAGTGAGGCGCTCCAGCCCATGCGATATGGCGGCGAGAGTCGAACCCATGGTCGGCGGGAAGACAGCATGCCAAGCGCCACGAATCGGGCCCAGGATGCGGCCGATTCCAACGAGAACGTTCTTAAGCGCATTAACTACCGCGGTTCGGCCACCCAAGTCCTTCCACTGTTGCCACATCTGGTTCCGAGCATCGGCTGACTCGCCAATGACCTTACCCAGAACGTCAGAGAGCCAGGTGAACAACTCCTTGGCTTCTTCGAAGTCGCCAAATATGATACGCCAGGTCTGCGCCCAGCCAGTACCCTGCGCTTCGGCAAGGGTCTCCATGAGCTGGGTTGCGGTCTTAACCTCAGTGGCGGCTTTGAACGCTGTCTGGCCGAGCTTCTCGTAGTAGGTCGCCTGTTCTTCAGTGTAGCCCTTGGCAAGGAGGTCCGCCTTGGTCAGTGAGCCAGTCATAACCTCGAGGGCTTGGGTGAAGACGTCGGCCGTCAACCAACCGCCCTTGAGCGATTCGCGGAACGTCTTGTTCTTGAACATCGACTTCGACTTCTTGTCGAGCTTGTCGATGACACCCATGGCTTGCGCAGTATCCTTAGCCAGTTCTTGGAACTGCTTGCCGCCCATCCCAGCCTGCTCTAGGGAGATCCAGTCCTGTAGAGCGACGCGGCCCGAAGCCATGGCCTGCGACATCTGATACATCGCTGCCGAGGCCTTCTGGCTGTTGGTGCCGGTTAGAGCGGCCAGGTTGGACAGACCCTTGATCGACTTCACAGCCGGTTCAAGTTTCACACCGGCCGCGGTGAACGTGCCGATGTTCCGAGTCATCTCGGTGAAGTTGTAGATCGTCTTGTCAGCGTAGTCGTTCAGCTGGTCAAGGTACTTGTTGACGATGCTGACATTTGTGCCCTCTTTGATCGTGTTCGCGAGGATGGTCTGGACCGCGTTAATCTGGGTCTCGTACTCGCGGAATCCGTCGGTGGGGGCGTTGAAGACGAGGTTCTTCGTCCACTGGAGAGCCGAGTCGACCACCTTGGACGTGATGTTGGCCAAGGCCGTGATCGCAGCAACCTCAAATGCCTTGAAACCCGTGTGGGCCTTCTCCACCCCTTCAAGGAGCGGTTCCATTTTGACGTTTTTGGCAGCGTCGGAGACTGCGCCAAGTGAGGCCGTTGCCTTGTCAAAGTTCAGAGCATTGTTGAAGTTCTTCAGCGAGGCCTGGGTTTGTTTGATGCCCTGCTCAAACTGCTTGTTGTCGAACTTCATCGAGACTATGCGTTCGTCAAGTTTGCTCATGGGGCGTTAGTCACCACCTTCCACACATCGTCTGCAATCTTGTCCATGATTGGTTGGATCGCACGGGGTATGTACGACCGTCCTCGAACCCAGCCGCCTGTGCCTGTAGCGTGACCGTACTCGAGAATGATAGCGATCGGGACGCCTTTTTGGCGGTTGCTGTTCGTCCAGGAAATACCCCAAACGCCGTCTTTTTGCTCCACCTTGTACCCCCAGGCAGCGGCTGTTTCGCCGGACTGCTTGGGGGTGGCGGCGGCCAGAGCCTGAACGCCGGCTTGCCCGAAGGCTTCCAGCCGCGATCGTATGTCGGGCTTCAGGATCTTCGCCAGAAACTGTTGTGTGCGAGAGAAATCGCCGCTATGACTTACGCTGAGCACGGAGTCGCTCCTCGGTTTCAGCGCGGCGTTTTTCGTTGACGCTGCGGTACCGATTCAGTGTCTCCATTCGGGACTCTTTTTGCTTCTTCGGATTCTGCTGGATGCCACACACACGTATCAACGTCGTCAGCCGGTTGAGATTCCAATGCTGGCACTCGAACGGTATACGATAGGCAACCATCCAGCCATAGATCTCCTCGGACGTGATCGCTTTGGGCGAAGACGACTCACCGCCTCGGAACGTAGTAGCGGTATGCGGGTCGTCAATGTATTCGGTGATAGACTGGAGCTGTTCCGAAGTCAAACGCTGGAGCGTTTCATCGGGCAGAAACCCGCCCGCCATGCAGCGGAGGTAGTCTTTCACCATCTCGGGTGTGCGCTTTTCCAGAGTTAGGAAAGGCAGCTTCCATTTTGACTCCCAGTCAGCTAGTGCCGCCAACGAATGCTCAAGCCGCAATACTGTAGGCTCGGTTGTTTGAAACTCGCCGGTGGCTTCGTCGTAATGGTCTCCGCCTGGCACCACAAGCTCAAGCATTCGTTAACGGTCCTCTCTTACTGGACGAGCGCCTTGATCTCGTCAGGGGTGAGCAGCTTCGGCGCAACGCCGTCAGCGCCACCCTGGCTCGTCGGGTCCTTGCCATAGAGCGCTTCCCGCACCTTCTTCATCTTCTCTTCGCCGACCCGGGACGAGCGGATGATGAGGTGTGCCGTCGGGGCGTGGCCGGCGACGTTGGTCTGCTCAGTCGCGAACTCCCACGAGAGAGTGGTGGGCTCGGGAGACTCGTTCAGGGTCTCGTTGTCGGCGGAGCTCGGCGCGGCCTTGCAGCCGTACGCAATGTGAATCTCCTCGCCGAAGTCGAAGCCCTTGACATCGTTACCGACCTTGGTCCGCCAGCAGAGGGCGAACTTGCGCCGAGTCTGCTGGGTAATGGCAATGCCGGGGGCGAGCTCGGCTTCACCGTCACAGACGTCGAACTCGGGCGGCGACTGGAACGCCTCAATGGTACCCTTGAACTTCTCAGGAGAAGTAACAACGGCGTAGACTCGGTTGTCTGCGTACTTCTCAGTCGCCTCGGCGCCCTCGGGCGACTGGCTGACCTTGGTGAGGCCGTTCCAGGCGACACCCTCGCCGTAGGCGCCCTGATCGTTCATCACGAACAGAACACCGCGGTCGGCGCCGCCCTTGTAGAAACGCTCGCCGTCCTTATCCCAAACCAGTGCAGCTTTGGCCACAGTGGCTCCTTTCGTTAGTCGCTGTAGACATACAACACGTCATGGTAGACGTTGTTCACAGCGTAATGTCGGTTATACGTGGCCCACGGTAACGACAAGACATGGTCAGCCGCGCCGAAATCGGGGTCGGTGTATAGAACCACGACCTGATAACGATCAAACGACTTGTACACGCTGTCGTCAGCCCGCAAAAGCTCACGGTCAGTCTTGCTGTAGATGATACACGGGTACTCGAGCTTCACAGAAGGGGGTGGTTGGTAATAGACCCGCTTGGACCCCAGCGCAAGCTCGAGCTGCTTATGGAGCTTCAGGCGCTGGCCCATTGTAAACCTTTCCTACGGTGAGCACGAGGCGGGGGCGACGGGCCTCGATGTAATTGACACGCCAGCGCGCGCCGCCCCACACAACGTAGCGGATGTTGACAAAGTTCTCGAACGCGTACGCGTCCATCACGATGGAGAACTCATGCGACACGACTAGATCGTCGTTCAGGTTCTCTGTCGTTTCCCAGCGGCGGGCAACGCGGTTTACATCACCTCGGGCTTTGCGCTCGACGATTTTTTCCGCGAAGACCCCGTCGCCTTTGTCAACATACTCGGCGTACCCTATGTTACCAATAAATCGTGCCATTTTGACGTCAGGCGCGCTTGCGCTCCAGGACAACGGCAGACTTCGGAGTGGTCAGAGCCCCCGACATGAAGAGCTCGTACAGGTACTTCATCTGGTTGAAGTCGATGTCGAAGAAATCAAAGTACGAGATCTCGCCGCCGGAGTCATTACCCACAGTGTAGTCACCAAGGTTGACGGCGATGCCGATCAGGTCAACTTCTGCCGCTCCGACAGTACGCTTCGCGCCAGCGAAGAGCGGAACCTCGACAATGCGTCCAACACGCATGCGACGAGCGAGAACGTCGTCCGTCGGGAACATGTACGCGCCGTTCTTGTCCTTGATGAGCTGGAGATCGACCATGGTGTCGGGGGAGACGAACAGAGTCGGAGACCCCTTGCCGCGGTACTCGGTCATGGAGCGAGTGACGCTCTCAACCAGGTCGATACCTTCGACCGTCTTGTCCAGGGTCTTGTGGATCGAGTACAGCTCATCGTCAGTCCAGATCGGGCGGAGCTTCTCCGGGTCGATCTTGTCCGCGTGCCCGGAGGCGCGGCCATCCCCGATCAGAATCGCGCGAGCGAACTCCTCGTCCAGCATGATACGCATCTCCTGCTTGACGAAGTCGATTACGCGGAGGTTGGTGGCCTCGATGATGTCCTGACGGTCGAACTTCTGCTTCTTGTAGATCCAGGTCGGGTAGGTCTCGCGTTTCAGCAGCTTGAAGACTTCCTCAACCTTCTTGGCGCCCTTGGTGTAGCCCTTCGCTCGAGCCTCATCCGCCGTGATGTCGGCGTGCAGGCTCTTGACCCGGCCATGCGGGAAGCGTCGGATACCGCCGAGAACGTCGCGCACCCATTCCGTGCGGCGCTTGATAAAGTCCGGCGTGTCAGAGACGGCAGTGGCCTCGGGGAACAGGTACTCGATCTTGTCGATGCCGTACTGAGCGGCGTGCTGAAGAACGGTCGTGCTGAACTTGCCACCGTTCTCGAGAGCGGCCTTGCACATGGCATTGATCTGCTCGCCAGTCATGGTGTGCTTCAGCTCATTGGAGGGGGTGTTCCCCTGGAAGACGTTGTGAGTCAACTCGGTGTCCTTCGTGTCAGAGTGTTTGATGTCTTCGGCGGGCGAGTCGCTGTGCTCAGCGTCCGCTGCGGGCTGTGCATCGTCGCCCTCTTCATCATCGAGCTTTCCTTCCGCAGCCTGCTCCACGAGCCAGGCCACGACGTTCTTCTGCTCATCGTTCATGGTGTCGAGGATGTCGGCAACGGTCTTCTCGCCGCCGGAGTCCTCCGCTTCAGTCTCGTCTGCGTGCTGAATCTGGGCGCCAAACGACATAAGCGCCTCTCCTTCCAGTTCTTCACTCATGCCATCAGAGTGGGTGAGATATATCTCGTCAATGCGCGCCTCAGGATTCGCGCCGACCAGTACGAGGGACACCTCGACGAGCTCGCCGTGCATGACGGTAGCGCCCTGCTGCTTCAGATCCTTGGCGTAGATCGACAGCGAATTGAGATCACCATGCTTCACCAGTTCTCGCGCCGTATCGGCAGCGTGGGTGTTGTTGAATGCGCAGAGGGCATACACGCCGTCATCACGGTGCTGGAGCTGGGCTCGGCCGAGGATGTTCTCCATGGCTTTGCCTCGGTGCTCCCACACCAGCGGAAGCGTAGCTCCATCCTGATGTTTGAACGCGCCAGGCGCGATCGTTCGACCATCCGAGCACAGAACATTGGCCCGAGTGGCGTATCCAGAAAAGTCTGGTTTCATTTTGACCTTTCGTTACGGGACGTCCACGGGGGGCGTCGTGTCTTCGACCGGGAGGTTTGGATTTCGCAGCTTGTCTGCATCCGGGTCGGGCGCAGGGGGTAGGCCGAGAACGGGCCTGAACTCGTTGGCTGTTACGATCTGGTTGCGTATCAGTTTGTCTGCGAGTTCGGCCAGTTCCGAGACAGGAACGAGCGCGAAAGGGTCACTGAACGTTGCCAAGTCGTGCCCCAACCCCCGAGCGGTCTTAGTGAGGAACTTTCGCCGGAGCTCTTCCACAACCGCCTCGACGAGCGGCTTGATCGTTCGCTGGCGGTAGTTCATCATTGCGGTCTCGTCCGCGGTGCCCGCAAGAACCTCTTCGGTCACGCCGAGCTCAGCGTGAAGTCGCTTGGTGAGATACTCGATCTGGGTAAGCAGCGTGTTCTCAACTGGTCTGTTGAGCTGAGTGATCTTCTCTGTAGCATCGGCGTAAGCGATGCCGTACTTGGAGCCGGTAAGTTGCTCTGTGATCTCAGACAAACGCTGTTTGGCCTGGGCCTTACGAGCGTCCGTTCGGACGACGTAGGGCAGCTGGAAGATAAGATCAAGCTTGTTCGCCGCAGCGGCCTCATCAGCACTGTCGAGAAGCGCAAGCTTTCGTGAGAGCCGCTGGAATGTCGAGTTCGGCGCATTGAGGATGGCGTAGAGCGGAGACTCCACAATTCCGACCAGCCTCTTCGGGAGATCGATTTCGTCCAGCTCGCCCTTTTCGGGATTGAAGAGCTTAACCCTGACATACTCAGGGAACCACTCGATTACCTCGCCGACTCGGATCGTTTTAATGTCATACGAATCCGATTTTGACGGATCCAGGCTTGTGTCCACCGGCACGATCGCGCAAACGCCCTTGTTCAGGAGCGTCTGGAAGATGTCCATCCGGAGCGCCTGAGCACTCTGGTCCAGGTTGCCCTCGACGTTCAGGCAATTGTGCAGCCCGTCGGCGACAACCTCATCGACCTGCCCTTTTGCGTTCTTCTTGACATGGCGAATGCGCACGTCGGCGCAATCCATGGCGATCCGTGTCTTGACTGCGGCCAGAACGCTCAGCTCGGAGCTGATATACGTGTGCGGGATTTGTGTTCTACCGTACCGCCCGAACGAGCGGGGGTCTTCAATACGCGGTCGTCGGAAGGCGTTCCACGCATGGCGAAGTCGTTCGCCAAAAGACGCCATTGCGCCTCCTTTTCTACTCGAATGCGTCGCGGTGTAGCTTGAATGCGACAAACGCATCCATCAGCGCTGCTACCGCGTCGACTTTGTCTTCGGCCCGCTTCTTCATCAGCTTGCGATTGCCATTGGTGTCCTCCATGGTGATCGCGTTACCGAGACAGAAGGACATCAACGCCTCATCGAAGAGCAGCTGGCGCCGCGAAGCAAAAGTCTTGAGCTCGCCTAGCGGCACAGACTCGGTACGGGCCCCCTGCGGGACTTTCTCGATCCCGTACGGGCCGTTCTCTGTCTCCCAGCGACCTATGAACTCTTTCGCGTTGTACGGGTCGTAGCCCACCGCACGAACGTCGTACGAATTCTCTTCAATGAACCGCTCGAGATCGTCATATACCGCTCGATCGACCTCCAGCATCGTGCCGGGGAGAACCACAAGAGAGCCTTCGTCCAGAAACTCTTGGTACTTGAGTCTGAGTGCTGCATGGAGTTTGTCAAGAGTAACCTCCGTTATGTATGAGCGTGTTTTAACGCCGAAGCCGCCACCGGGCAGTGGGAAGAGGAACGTGAACGAACAGAAGTCATCGCCCCGGGATAGATCCGCCCCCATTGCGCACGGCATCTTCCAGAAGTTCTTCGGCGAATGCGGCTGGACCTCCTCATATGTGAAGAAGTACGTGAACCCCTCTAGGGGCAGCCCAAACCGCTTGGCCAAAATATCGTTTCGGGCGGAGGGGACCTGCTCTGCGCGTTCAACGTCTCGCTGGTAGGCGTCGTAAGAGACGGTGATGCCAATGTTGGGCTGGGCCTTGACCCACATGCGGGGGTCTGCGACCTCTTCGACATTGTCCAGCTTGTAATGCCAGATGGAGACATGCGGAGCCGTCATCTCACCGCGTAGAATCTTGGCCAGCTCTAGCTTCTGCGCATCACCAGCGCCGTTTCGCACCGTGCCCTCGGACGAGATTGCGATGATGCTGTATTCTTCGTGCTTCGACGCGCCTTGCTCAAGTGCGCCGATCACGTTCTCACGAACGTCGCCAGAGAGCCATTCGTCAACTGTGTTGTATTTTGACCTAAGACTCTGGAGACGGTCGATCGACATCGGACGAATCTCAATCAGAGAGTTCGTCAAGAAGTTCTGCACGCCCATCTTGGTCGGGGCGAGCTTCTGGCGCTGAGCGGGATCGCCGGACGTGTTCTTGTTCGACCCGTGGGTCAGCATCTTGAACAGCGGGCCTCTGGCTCGCGTGACGGCGGTACGAATCGGGGACAAAACCTCATCAGCTTGGCGCATGGTCGGCGCAGTCACGATCTGATGGGTCGTGCTAGTATCGACGTTGAGCCAGTAGGCCTGCCAGGTAGAGGCGTACATCGACTTGGCGCCGCCTCGGGCGACGATGATGTACTGCTTCTTGGTCAGTCGTACCTTCTTGCGCCGGCGTTCATAGTGCCCGCCAGGACCATCGGGGTTTGAGACAAAGACCGTGCGCTCTGTGAAGTAATACCAGCCCCACAACTGCTCGGCCCACAACTTGAAAGTGTCGAGCAGGTGTAGATCTGCACCATCAGTAGTCGTAAGCTCTGCCTCGCAGTACTTGACGTAGCCGTCGATTGCTGAGTCGTCGAAGTACATGTTTGGGTCGGCGATAAGGGCGTCGATTCGGTTCATCTCCTGCGAAATCTCTTCGCATACGGGTATCTCCCCTCGGATCACCTTTTCGCGGAACTGCCCGTAGTAGTACGGCGTCGCCGTGTTTGACAACGCCATGACCTACCTCTTTCGTGGTTTCACAATCCGGCCGTTTTCGTCGATGACACTTTCGCGCTCGAACATGTAGTCGCCGTACTGGTCATAAATCTTCTTGTTCGTGTCACGAGTCGTGGCCGTCGGACCGTCCCATGTCCGTTTGAACTCGGATGCCATGTTATTCCAGCGGCGACGGAACCAGCCATTACCGTAGCTCTTGGCGCTGCTACCTCCGCCGCCTGAAGGTTTTGGGGATTTCGGCGCTACCGGCAGATTTGGCGTTGCGGTGGGCGGCGAACCAGATGGCTTCGACTTGGTCGCGCCACCTCCGCCGCTCTTGCCGGCACGAGCCGGCGTCATGGCCATGTCGAGGTACTGGCGCGCCGTCTTCGAAATAAGCCCAGCCGCAACGCCGGCCGCCTCAGCACTCAGCTTGTCGCCCACACGACTGAGGAACTTCTGAAAGCCGGAGCGCGTCAGCTTGGCGTACTCGGCATCCATTTTGATACGCTCGATGGTGGCTTTGAGTTGTTTGTCGGAGATCGCAGCGGTCTGCTTGCCGCGGATCAGACCCGATGTAGGGGATTCCTTGGGCTTGCCGCCGTTTTTGTCAACGACCAGTTCGACTTTGGGCTTCTGGGGCTTGTAGAGTGTATCAACCATACCCACATTCGGGTTGGCTTTGCGCCGCGCAAGACGCCCCAGAATACCGCTTCCGGACGATCGGCGTTCTTTGCGCACGCCCCACTTCATCCCCTTGACGCCATGGTGCGCTAGGGCAGAGGTTTCCACTGGTCTACACCTCCTTTGTAGCGACTATAATGTACTGTGATCCGCCAGGACAACTCGTCAAGCTGATGCTGTAGGGCCGACACCAAAAATGCATTTTGTGGCGGGTCAAACAACTGCCGTACCTTGAGATAGACGAATGGCTTTATCTCTGGCGGGTTTGCGGGCCCAAGCAACTGAGGCCAGGTGACTGCCTGATCCTCGACGGTCCCTCTAGTCGGTGCGCCTAGCATCTCAAGGGTGCTTAGCGCAGAGTTGATATAGATCTTAAGCTCTTCATCGAAGTCGTAGTTATTCCACTCAATGCCGAGCATTGCCTTGACATCGGCCAAAACGCTCATGTAGCCTTCTTCCCCCAGAGGACGGTGTCCCCCGGTAGACGCGCGACGAGCGGCTTTGGCAGTAGCCCATCGTCTCCGTAATGTATTGCCTGGTGCGTTCGCATACTCACGCTGATCAGATACTTCGGATCGAGGACTGCGGCGTTACCGTGCTTGAGGTCCAGCGGCTGCATCGGATTCATGTGATGAATATAGATACGACCGTTGATCGAGTAGTCAGGATGCCCCATGTCGAAGCCGTTGTCCCGCAGTATCACCTCATTGCGGATGTCTTTCCACTCGCGCGACTGATAGAAGCGCTGGTTAAGCCATCGATCGCCGCCGAATGTTCTCTCGCCAACACCTTGGTTGATCCTGAGGTATTTGTAGCGATCGAAGTAATCGTCAAGCGCCAAGAGCTCGTCATACGTCCGCATCTTCGCCTCGATACGCTTTCATCGCCTCGAGGGCCTCGGCGTAGAGCTCTTCGATGCGCTGTCCAGACTCCAAAGCGGCAACTCGAGCCTTGAGCAGCTCGTTTTCGTTCGCCAGGCGAACACGTTCGAGCTCTTCGCGCGCAGGATCCAGCTTTAGACACTGGGCAATGAGCTGATTCGATGCTGTACCGTCCGCGATGCGCTCTTCAGCGAGGCTATACGCCATCGCTTTGAGCTGATTGGTGCGGGCGGCAGGAGTTCTGGCCGGTGGTCGGCGACGTTTGGGGGTTGTTGTGTCTTGTTTGGTCGCCATCGGCCTCCGTTCAATTCAGTTTTGGTCAAGAGAGTCTCCAGATTTTGCCCCTTCGGGGTAATTTCGGAGAGCGCGCGATGCAGGGTGGGGGGTTCTTTTCGAGAGGACCCCCTCCCCCGCTTCGTTTTTCTTTATTTTATTTTATATTTCGTTTTATTTTCTTGTATGTGCCTGTCACGTTGAGTTCAACGATTTCATCAATCGCTCTTTCACGCTCTTCCAAGTTCTCTTCTTCTGTTAAACTTTCTGAAGTTCGAGCGATGCGTGCCAGGTAGGCGCATGTGTGGTACCCGTTGGTGAGGTCCCAGGTGTACCACTCCATGAACTCATCCATGGGGTCGTATGGATTGTCCGTGGTGGTGAGTGCAACGTCATACGTCATCATGGTCAGCCCAGCACCTCCTGCACAGAGGCCACAGAGACGCCCAATGCAGAGGCGATGTCTGCCTGGCTGTACCCGTTGGCCGCCATGGCCCGCACTCGTGCACGCTTGGCAGTACTCAGACCCTTGTGTGTGCGTGGCTGAGCGAGCTGACGAACTCTGTCCATGTTACTGTAGTTCATCAGATCCTCCAGCATGCTATGACTGATAGCACCAGCCTGCACCGCTTCCCACTCTTTGGCTGTGAACTCAACGAGGCTCTGAGCCTTACTTGCCTGGAACCGTGCCCGTGCCATAGCCAGGGCCTGGTTCTTAAGACGCTTGTACTCGTCTTTGTCTATGTCTGGGTTCGCTGCCTTCTTGGCTCGAACAACAGCATTGGCATACAGCTGGGCCTGGCGCTCACGAGGGGCGTTCGCTAGAGCCCGGGTCAGTTTTTCCTTGAGGCTCTTGACTTGAGGTGCGTACGCTTTCCTAGCAGTGGGGGACCATTTAGCATTGGGCGTCTTCAACATTTCAAGGCGAGCTCGATTAGCGAGGGCCTTCATGTTGTTGGCGTACGCCGCATACACCCGTTCGATGGGGGCGTTCGCAGAAGACACCAGCTTGTTGGCGTCGTTCACCGTCATCATGCCGGGCCGCTTTGTCAGAGCGGGGGTGTCAACCCAAGATACTTCGCCCGTCTTCTTATCTACGACCTTCTTCTTGTAGGTCTGGCCGGTCTTTTCAAAGACCAGTTCGCCGGTTCTCTTGTTGATGGGGCCGCCTCTTGCCGCCTTACGGGGTGCAATGTGGGGGCCACGATGATCGGCGGTGGATCTTGAAATGATGGTACCGGCGCCGCCTTCAGGCTGGTACTTCTTTTTGAGGGCGGCAATCCCATTATCGATATAGGACTGTTTGTAATTGAGGCGGTGTTTATGCGCGTCAATCACGACCATACTATGTCGGACAGCCCGGGCAATCTCATCAGGGCTGGCGCCCTTGATCGTCATGTCGGTGATGAGGTTCGAAATCCGGCCCATCTGGTTGCCAGTATCGCCCTTAGTCATTACCTTCATACCCGGATACTCAGGGTACTGCCGCTTGGGGTCAAAGTTCTTTAGCCCTTTCAAGGCCGGGCTGGTTCGAATACGTCCCTGATTGTTAGGCATAACGACAGCGGTATCGCCATCGAAGTCTGCGCCCGACAAACGCTCGGCCACCTTGGGGTGGATGCCGACGGCGTCCTTGGACAGGATGCCAATAAGCTTCCGCCCGAGCTGGTACTTGTTGTTTACCCTGAGGGTGGGGATCTCAAAGATGCCGCCGTGAGGGTAACGTACAAGGCTTACGGTCTCGCCGTGCTTGAAGTTGGGGGCATATATCTCATCCGGCTTTATCTTCGGCAGCGGCAGAAGCACCTGGGTGGCCTGCCTCGGAAGGCGAGCGGCCTTCAAATGAGTGGCCGCAGAGTCACACCCGTCAGCATAAGACTGAAGGAGCTTCTTCTTAACAGCAGGATTCGTAAGAGAGAGGATGTCTTCAAGTTCCGCGCGGCGGTTGGCCTCGGCGATACCGAGCTGCTTCTTTGCCAACGCAGGGGACTGTTTCGACAGGAACTGTGAAGCCAAGTTACGACTCCACTGACCCCACTGTCCTTCCTCGTTCACGATGTTGTGGTAGGACTGCTTCCGTTTTCCATCTTTACCGAGGTAATAATGCGGGTGGGTCGTCGCACCAAATGGGTTGTCCGGGTCGTCTTTCAACTCCTTGAGCGCCTTGAGTTTATCAGTGCTCTTGGATTTGTTCGTATTGAACCGAAGGTCGATACCCGGGGGCATATCGTCAGCGTACATAGCCATGCCCTTGAGATAATGCTTGTCGCCGACCTTGATCCTGACCTGGGCATAGTTCGCTGCACCCAAGGAAAGCTCTGGGACGCCACGCCGGACCTCAATAACGCCGTCTCGGTCTGTGCCGCCCTCTTCAGCCCAGCGAACCTGGAGCTTTTTGGGGTCGAAACCGAGGGGTTTGGCGCCCATACCGAGGAACGTGTGCCCCTTGTCGTACGAAACGGGGTAAACAGTGCCGATTTTCTCGGGGTGCTTTGCCAAATCGGCGTATTTCATGCCCGGAGGGCACAAAACCTTGACCGAAGTCTCTTTGCCCGTACCCAGCTGCGTCGTCTTGACGTAGTAAAGCTCCCAGCCTTGCTCTCGCAGAGACTTGACAGCGGTGTTCAGTCGATCTCGGCTGATCCCCATGTGGGCTTCAGCGCCGAGGCCTACGTCGATGGGGCCTTTCTCCTTGACGAGCTCTTTGAGCGTGCTCTCGGTCGTCTTGAGAACGGCGCTTTTTGACTTTTCGCTCGGGTTGAGCAGCGCCTTGACCTTGGTTTCAGACACCCCCATTTCCTTCGCGATGGCTCGAATTGATTTGCCCGCATCTCGAGAACGCACCGCTCGGGACGCCAGTTCAGCGTTGTTTGCCTCGTGGGCGATGGTTTTATAGGCACGAAGGTCTGCTACAGACATGCCCAGAGCTGTAGCAATCTCTCGCTCGGTCATCCCCGCCTGGCGCATCTCCTTATTGCGCTCCAGGAAGTGCCCCTCGCTCTGAAAGGGCTCTTTTCCAGAGCCCCAGGGATAACGGCCCGAATGCCGCTTGGTGCCGTAGTGAAACAATTCACTCATAGTGTCCGCGTAGCCTCTCGAGGTGCGCCGAGTGTTCCTCAGTGATGCCCATAAGCCTTAGAATCTCTTCCACTTCCGGGCGTTCACTGCGGATCTCATCATTTTGGTAAATGCGGAGCTCTGCGTCGATATTGCCAGGATGTACCCTGTACTCGAGGCAGAAGAATGCCATATATATGCGCAGCTGGCGCATGTTGGCGGGATGGCTTCCCGTCTTTAGGTCATGGATGCGCAGCATCCCGTCTCTGAAAGAAATAGCGTCGGCGGTGCCGAACGCCATAGGCGAGTATGCCACGACGACCTCGGGCCTCATGCGAAAGCCGATGGCGTCGTTGACGTACATATTTAGCGTTTTCTTGGATCGAGGCAGCTTGATCTTCATGTTGATCAGTTTCGCCGCCAACTCATGGAGCTCAGTACCCCTCAGAATCGCCAGACGGCTCGTGTAGACACTTTCAAGCTTCTCGGGGGTGTACTCCACCCACGTGCCTTTAGAGGCGCTTAGAAAGGCGTGTGCGCCCTCAAGATCGGAATGCTCGTTGAAGCGCACCCAACACCTCGTCCACGTTTCCTGGATGGACGAAGGCCGCAAATGACCATTCATTCATCATGTCGACATAATACTCTTGATTCGGTTGCCTCTTGGCCCGCGGAGAGCGCTTCAATTCAAGCGCGGCCCAGCGGTCCTGCCAAATGACCAAGCGATCGGGGATGCCCTGAATTGCCATTGGGTCCAGCTTCAAGTAGAGGCAGCCGGGAAAGATCGACTCGAGGTGCTTCTTGAGCCCTCGTTCGAAATCCCGTTCCAGCACGTCAACCCCGCTTGGCCCGAATCTCGTCGCGAAGATACACGAGCCAACGATGCAAAGACACATAACCTGCATCATCTGCGTACGGGTTGTCAGGGTCATAAATGCCTCGCTGGAGTTCAGCGAGGTCGGACTCGATGTTCTGTAGACGGCCGTTCAAGCCGGCTACGCTCCGCTCAAGGTCCTGACAGCGAAGATTCGCATCCTGTGCCGCGTCGCGAGCCTGGGATGTAGTGTTGAGCATGCGCGTAGTGCGCGCCGAGAAATCCTCGCCGCCCCAGTCGACGCCGTGGAAGATGTACTCACCGATTTCCTTGGCTGATGCCACGTTTTCTCCAATCTGTTGCAGCTGTTCAATCGCCTGCGCCGCTGTGATCCATGACGCGGGGTTGAGGTCTGCGTACCTGTCCCGGGCATTGTTTACCAAACCATTGCGGCCGTTCTTAACAGCGCTGATCTGATAGTACGACGCACTGTCGCGGCCTTCGGAATCGATGGTCGCATGGATGTGTGGTTCCATACCGTCTCGACCGTCACGCTCCCAGGTCGCCGAGGCGCCCCATTTCCTAAGGTGCTGGATCAGCTCTCGAATCTGAGAGGTAGTAAGATGCCAGATCTGGAAGTCCACACACCAGCCGCCAGAATGTACGCCGGCGGAGGCACGTGCAAAACCATAAGCCTGGACCACAACGACAGAGATGTCGGGATGGTCCTCCTTGAACTTGGCGTACCACAGCTGATACCAAGGGGCCGCAATGTCGGCCTCGAGCTTGGCGTCGTTACCGGCGTAGTTCTTGCCGATGCTTGCTAAAGCCATAACCCTCCTAAGATAAAAGAGAGGACTTGGGTTGTAAGAGTGAGAGGGGTAACAACCCAAAAGAGAGCATAGCTCTCTCCTCTCACTATAACATCTGAAAAAAAGCAGCACTTTGGGTGGCACGACTGGTTCAGGCGGTGCCTAAACAGTGTCCAGACCTCCAAATCAGCCGAAACCTGAGAAATTCTCAGGAAAACTGCAAAAATTGGCCAAAATCGCTGCGACACGCCGGTATGTCGTCAAAAAACCAGTTTTGAGGGGGGTAAAACTCTATATATATTTTTTTTTTTTTTTTTT